GGTTATTTGCATAAGTCTTCTCTAAAATTTTTATATGGGTTATGTCGCTTGTCCTATGAGTGTTTACGTCTTTGTTGTCTTAGATATTACGCTTGTTAATGAGTATTCAGTACGATATCTGTATTTACGTTCAATTTTGAGATTTAAGAAAGGACATTTACCGATTATATCTTGCTGTCTCGATTTTTCGTTATTTGAGTTTTTCTAATACCCTTCCTTACTACCTTTTTGTCCGTTTGTTTTGTATAAGGCCATAATTAGTTTTTGACTAAGCCTTAAAATTTTAAAATGTATTTTTATACACCAAAAATATGAACATCTCCCAAAAATATCTTATTAATAACAATAAGTTTATTACTAAGAAGTTTTGATCATTCTTATTTGATCAACCTACTAATCTATTTGAATACGTCATCGTATCGCAAATTAAATTAGACTAATATTTATCTTTGTTTTTAGCTGTCAGCTTGACATTGACTTAAATTATTTTCGTAGCGAAAGTAATAAGATTTATAGTTAGGAGGTACTACATCAGTTTACTGTGATGTAGTTATTCTTTTAGTTTTAGTGGGCTAACTCTAGTATGGCGAGTTTAAACCCACCGCACCCTGCGTATACTGGATAAAACCCCCTACCTTCTTTAAAATGGAACAATTAAACAGCCCCCGTATTGTTGATAATGCTAGTAACAATGGCCTAGAGTCTATTACTAAGCACAAGTTATTTGAAAGATATTTGTTTTTCGATCAGAGTGATGTTAATACCTATTTTTATAAGAAGAGAACCTTGAGTACTCTTGAGTTTCTTGCTTATAAACGTAATTTAGATAATATGGCTAGAATAATTAATCCTACTCTAGTCGATATTGATCGACGTTTTAAAGAGAAAATTAATTCCCAGGAAGGTTTTTCGAAATCATATAGTAAGAAAAATCGTTTTTGGGATATTGATCCTCAAAGTGTTCTTGATCCTTTTATTGGTCCTGTTGATTTTTATGAATTTGTTGAACAATATTCTACTTCTCCTGAAGAGTATGAATATTGGAATGATAGTAGAAATCAAATTAATTTCATTCTTCGTAATGTTACCAGTACTACTGTTAATCATTATGAAATTATGGAAACCGCGTGTGAAGATGTTAATCGAGTGTGTGGTTATTTTAATGAATTGTTACCTGAAGGTTGTGAGCCACAGAGTAAAGATCCTTTTTCTTCTTCCTATGATTCTCCTTTGGAAGAGGAAATTCAACCTCAATCCTTTTTTAGTGCTTTTACTGATCCTTTAGGATTGAAGAAATTGAGTGAGCATTTACCAGATGTGTTAGACACTATTGGTGAAAAATTGCCCGATACTGAAGAAAGACGAAAATTTTTAAATACTCTCAATGATTTTGAGAGAAAAGTTCCTTCTTTTATGTCAGGAGTTAGTAGTGAAACGCTACAATCTACTACTGATATTCTGTCCGGTATTGGAACAATGAGTCCTACTATTTTGGTGGCTATTACGGCTGCTTGGTATGCTCATTCTAAAACTTGGCCTTCTTATGCTATGTTTATAGGAAGTGCTATTTATTTTGTTATTAAGAGTCCTGAACAATTGACTTTTTTATTAAAGTTATATATGAATCTTAGTGATAAAATACCTGAGTGTCCAGATTTAGATATGGATGCTATTGAACCTCAATTTTCTGACTCTACTTTGGAATTAGTTGGTTCAATTATTGCCTCAGCTCTTATTGGAGTCGTTGGTGCAGGATCTAAAGTCTCTGCTACAGCTTTAACATTGACTTTTGTTAAAGACTTTAGTAGAGCTAAACTTGGAATGGTCGAGATTGCAAAATTGATTGTTAGATTTGTGGAATCTTTGGTGAATTTCTTTAGGGAGACTTTCTTAGATTTACCTTCAGTTAGATTTTTAGATTCTTGTTCTCGTGAAATTGATATGTTTACTGATGAAGTTAGAGTTTTCTCTTTTAAATTTAATAGAGGAACTCTTCCTTCTACGGAAGAAACATATTCTAATATAGTTTGTCTTTTAGAAGTTGGAAAACATCTTCTTAAGACTATTCCTAAGGATAAGTATACTGATGCTTCACTTCGTTTGATACACGATGATTCTAAATCATTGCAGCGTATTTTGACGGAATTGGAGCGACAGGATGTTACTCTTAAGGGAATGAGACAAGAGCCTGCTGCTATTTTGTTTTCGGGTGGACCTGGTACGGCTAAGTCTTTAGCTGCCGCTTATTTGTGTCACACTGTTGCTCCTGATGGATTAACTCCGGAAGAGCGATGTGAATTTGATTCAAATCCTGGTCCTTTTATCTATTCAAGAAAACAAGAAATGGTTTTCTTTGATGGACTTACTAATAGAGCCAGAGTATTTTTTTATGATGATTTATTGCAGGCTCGTGATGTTGCTGGTTCTCCAGCGTGTGAGGCTATGGAACTCATCAGAATTATTAATTCTGAAGAGTATAGTGCTCATATGGCTCATTTGGAGAATAAAGGTAATGTTTATATTAGGCCTAAGTATGTTGTTGCTACTACTAATCAGCCTGATCTTACTTCTAATGCTATTGTTTCTAATAGGGCATTAAAACGTAGATTCGCTTTGAGTTATGTAGTTATTCCTAAAGCGTCTTATACTATGGATTGCGATATGGATAATGATATGTGGAATAGGCGTATTGACTATACTAAGTTGCCTGTTTCAAGTCTTGAAGGTCTTGATTATCCTAAACTTAAGGGTTTGGAAGTTTCTGATCTTCGTCCAGAGCATTTGGAGTATCATGAATTTGATTTACTTAAAAATGCTTATACTGGCGAGGTTCATACTTTTGATCAAGTTGTTGTTCGCGCTCGTAAAATAGAGTTTGTTAAGCGTAAACAATTTGCTCTTCATAAAGAAAATCTTAGAAATATGATTAAGAAATATTCTAGGATTTATGAATTGGAAGTTGAAGAGTTTAAGCTTCCTGATGATTATAGTTATGATCCGGATGAGGACTATGATTCCGATGAAGACAATGATACTTTTATTGATAGCTTGTCTCTTACTGATAACATGCGTCGAGAAATTGAAGTGTTATTGTGTCAAGATTCTAAATATGCTCAATATTTGTTTGATCTTGTTTCTAAGGATAGGCTGTTTAGTCATTCTAATGATATGATTGATGTTCTAGTTGATGGCGTTGGTTATCATCAACTTATTGCCGATATCATTTCTAGTAAGAGATATCAAAGAGATGCATTTTCTCAAGTTGGTATAAAGAAACAATTACATGTTCGCGCTTTTGAAAGTGTTAAGAAATATGTTGATAAGTTTCTTGATATGTTGCCTTCTTGGAAATCTGTTAAGAAATTCTTATTTGTTAATTATGATCTTATTATTTCTGTTCTTTCTTTTATTGCAGCTAGTAGTTTTCTTACTTTTGTTGCCAAGTGGTTATACACCTGGTGGACTGGAAAACCTGCTCCGCAATCTTTTGGTCATAGTCAAAAATTACGTACTCCAAAATCTAATCATCGTTTGTTTAAGAGTTCTGAATTAATGAAAGCTTCGCTTGGAGTTTTGCCACAGTTGAGTGTTGATCCTCAATTTGGTAATGATTCTTCTGGTATTAGTTTGATTGATTCTATTGTTCGCCGCAATTGTTTTAAGTTTGAGTCTTTGAACGATAGTGGTCAGTGGAACACTATGGGTTCTATCACCTTTATTGATGGACGCATAGGTGTTATGCCATACCACTTCATTCTTAAGTTGTTTGCGGGCGTGCAAGCTGATCCAGAGCGTCTTAAAAGACCTATAAGATTGAGTCATGGTAGAGATGACGCTAGTGAAACTAGTTTACTCTTTACTGTTGAGGAAATCATTAGGGGTCATCAGACTGGATGTTTGGCAAATAAAGATTTAGTTTTGGTTGAATTTCCTAAGAGATTTCGAGAGTGTCGGAGAATTGTTAAATTTTTTGGTCGTCGTAAACAGCTCGAGTATAATACAACCAATCTTGAGATTGTACTTGCAAATATCTCTGGAGATAAAGGTTTTTATTTTGGTAGAGGATCAAGATTTCCTGATATTCTTGCCATAAGTGAAAAGCATGTTGGTATTCCTTATACTATTGATGAGTCTTTTACTTACGATATTCCTACTAAATCTGGTGACTGTGGTTCTCTCATGGGTATTTTAAATAGTTCTCAATCTGAGAAAATTTATGGTATTCATGTTGCAGGTCACACTCATTACGGTGATGGTTTTTCTTCTGTTATTACTCAGGAGGAACTTCTTGAAGATTTAAAACTTTTTGCAGAACAAGTGGTCTGTGAAGAACCTGATTTTCTTGAGCCTCAATCTAGTGATTTTGAGAAACCATTAAGATTTGAGATTATGGGAAGAACTAATTTAGTTCCTTCTCGCAATACTTCTACTGATATACGTAAATCACGCTTGTTTGGTGCTTTAGGTGATAATGGTTTATATCCTGCTATGTTGCGTCCTTTTATGATGGAAGGTACTCTTATAGATCCATTACTTAATGCTCAAATGAAGTATTGTCAACCCGATATTCTCATTGATTATGATTTAGTTAGGGAATGTTGTAGGAATTATTTCTCTTTTATTAATTGGACTGAAGTTTATGATGTAGATCGTAGAGTTTATACTAATGATGAGGCTATTTATGGTCTTGATTCCGATATAGATTTTGGTTCTATTTCTTCTAGTACCAGTCCTAGCTGGCCTATGAATGTATCCGGTTGTCGCAATTATAAGAAGGAATTATTTTCTTGTGACTTTGGCACGTACGAACATGGTCTTATCTTTAATGAAGTCAGCGATTTAGTTGACAACATTATAAGTAAGGCGTATAATAATGTTCGTATGTTTCATGTTTTTACTGATAATCTTAAGGATGAATTGAGAGAGTTAGTAAAGGTTGAATCCGGTTCTACTAGATTATTTTCTGGTTGTCCCTTTTTGTATTTGGTTGCATTTAGGCGCTATTTTGGTGCCTTTGCTTTATGGTATATGAAGAATAGGATCTCTAATGGTTCTGCTATTGGAGTTAATCCTTATTCTTCTGAATGGAACTCGATTGCTAAACGTTTGATTGCTATTTCAGCTTCAAATATTTTAGCAGGAGATTATTCTAAATATGATGGTAGTCAAAAGCCTCTCATCCACTTATTAATTCTTGATGAAATTAATAGGTGGTATGATGATGGTGAAGACAATTGTCGTATTAGATCTATTTTATGGATGGAAGTATATAATTCCCGTCATATTGTTGATGGAGTTATATATGAGTGGTTAAGCGGTCTTCCTTCTGGACATCCCTTTACTATTATTATAAATACTATTTATAATCATATAGTATCGAGATATGTCTGGTTTAGATCAGTTGGTAGTCATCTTTCCTATAACGATAGCGTTTATGTTATTGCTCAAGGAGATGATATTACTGCCTCAGTTTCTGATGATTTTAAAGATAAGTTTAGCGATGTTATTTTTGCTAAACATTCCTTAGAATTGGGACTTACTTATACCAATGAAACTAAGTCTGGTGAATTAATACCTCACCGTGGTCTTTCTGAGATAGAATTTTTAAAACGCTCTTTCATTTTTGATGAAAGGGAAAATTTGTTTATTGCACCTTTGAAGTTGAAATCTATCCTTAAAATGGTAGATTGGACTAAGAGGAAGAATAGTGATCGAATTGTAGCTGATAATGTTATTACAGCCACAAAAGAGTTAGCTCTTCATGATAAGCCTATTTTTGAGTTTTATGCCAAAGAGATTCGTACTAAGTTCAAAGAATGTTATCCTTTTCTTAATACAACTGAACCTTTAGATGTTGAGTTTGAACGAAGAAGAGAACAAGTTCTTGGGACTATTAGTTTCTTTTAAGGATTTTTGTCCTTACTTGGATACATTTTATAATGTGTATCTCAGTTTATTTTAATTATATGCTTGGGAAAGGAACCCTGACTTTTTATTTCAATAAGAAATGATTACTGTGTCTTCTGGATACCCGTGGAATAATAAAATCCAATTTCTAAAAATTCCTAAGGCTTTAGATACTTTAAGGTGTTACTTATTTAAGTTTACTTATCAGACGCACCGGGAGCAGTCCTCCTATTGTCAGAGAACATTGGTACGGTTACTAGGCTTGAGTGTGCCTGGATACTTAAATATTACACTTGCTTCAAATCAAAATAATAATGGAGCCACTACCATTAACCAAGGTGGCAATGAGCCTTTGGGCTCAAATAATCTGTTTCCTATTCAGGATTCAGAAGGTGCTGGTGCTATTACAAATAGTGCCACCACTACTTTTGTAGCGGATAAAAATGTTGTTTCTGCAACTAAGTTATTCCCTACTCAAATTGATAAGATAGTTTATGATTCCTCTTCAGATTTAACTTCGCAAGATGTTAGGACTTTTTTGGCTAAACCTATCATTATCAATCAAGGAGCTTTTCTTTCCACTGATACTTATTCCACTTTAGCATCAGTTTCTAATCCATTCGATTTAATTTTGAGTGGTACTGATATTTATAGGGATAAGTTGAATGGTTATTTGGGTTTTAGAGCGACCACTGTTTTTAAGCTAGTTGTTAATGCAACTCGTTTTCAACAAGGGCGTTATTTAATGTCCTATTGTGCCATGGGAGGTGCCAATTTTGGTACTTCCAAGAATTCTAAGTGGTTTAGCGATCATGTTTCTACTTTAGTCCAACGTACTACTCTTCCTCATGTTGAGTTAGATTTATGTTGTGATACTGAAGCTGTTATTAGAATTCCTTACAATAGTGCATTAAACTTTTATCCTATTGGTGGTTTTGCTTCTACTGCCGATGATTTTGGATGTTTGGGAGTCTTAAAAATATCTCCTTATGTTCCTTTATCTGCTGTTTCTGGAGATCTTTCTGCTCCTTTTACTTTGTACGCTTGGTTTGAAGATGTTGATCTTATTTCAGCAGCTATACCTCAATCTGGTCGAGCTTTCTCTTCTGTGAAAGTTCGTGGTAAGAATGCTACGGAGACTGAACAAGATTCTGTTAACATAGGACCTATTTCTTCTGCTTTAGTAAAAGTTAGGGACGCTTCTAGTATTTTAGCTCAAGTTCCTCTTCTTAGTTCTTATATGTCTGCCGCTTCTTGGTTTGCCGATATAGGTGCTAATGCGGCTAAAGTTTTTGGTTGGTCTAAACCTGTAGTTTTAGCTCCTTCTACGAGAGTTACTCAAAACTATTTGCCTTATACCGCAAATACTGATGGTCCTGATGAATCTTTTCCTTTGTCTTTATCTTATCAAAATTCTGTGGGTATGGCTAATGGCTTTTCTGGTACTGATGTAGATGAAATGGATTTTAAGTTCCTTTCTACTATGCCTGTTTGGACTACTACTTCTGTTATTACCACCGGAACTACTGCAGGCACTGCCGTTGCTACCCTTCTCGTCAACCCTATGGCTAATGTTTATACTACTGTTGTAAATACCGCTACTTTTTCTCACTTTTCTCCACTCCAATTTGTAGCTAGTCATTTTAGTTACTGGCGTGGTTCTATTGTTTTTAAATTGAAGTTTGTTAAGACTGAGTTTCATAGTGGCAGATTGTCTGTTTCTTTTAGTCCTTACAATGCAGCTATTGCAACTCCTGCAGTTATTGCAACAACTACTTCTTTTTTGCATAAGCATATTATTGATATTCGTGAAGCTAATGAGTTTACCTTTGTTATACCTTTTATTTCTGATTCTCCCTATCGTACTGTTAATTCAGCTACTATAGGGTCTATAGGTAATCTTTATATTCATGTTGTTGATCCTATTAGGGCTCCTGCTACTGTTACTCAAAGTGTCACTATGATAGTTGAGAAAGCAGCAGGACCTGATATAGAATTTGCAGTACCTAAAGTTTTTCCGTATACTTATTATTCGGGAATTTCTCCTCAGTCTAATGATGCCTTTTCTTCTGTGGCGCAAGGTTCTACCGTGTGTTCTAATGTTGATTCTACCATAGGTATGTCGTTGGCTAAAGGCGATAATTCTCTTAATGCTTTACATAATATAGGTGAGAAAATAACTAGTTTTAGAGCTCTTGGTAAGCTTCCTAATCAGTTATTTTTTGTATCTGCTCCTACTTTGGCAAATTATCTTAATGTGGCTCCTTATCTTATAAGTTCTGGTACGGTTGTTTTGACAACGAACACAGCTCCTACAGTTATGAATGACTTTTATTCTAGATTGGCCTCTTGTTATGTTTATTCTAGAGGAGGAGTTAGAATTAAATTTGTTGACAATATGCCTGTTACCACCTCTAATCCTATTTTAGTTGCTTTGGAAACTAGATCTGCTGGTACTATTGTTCGTTCAGCACCTATTGGTTGGTTGGCTGCCGGTCCTTCCGGTGCTCTTGCTTCTGGTAGATTAGGCATGCCTATTTTATATTACCGTGCGGGTTATTCTGGTGAAGTTCAGGTACCGCAATATAGCCAATATCACAGTAGAGTTAATTCGGAATGTGTAGGTAATGCTACAAATTTCTATAGTGATGGTAATCAGAGTTTAGCTCCTACGATATTTTTATATCGTGTTACTAATCCTCCTATTGCCACAGCAGATGCTTCTGTTTTGAGGAGTTTTTCGGATGATACTAATTTTGGTGGTTTTCTTTCTATTCCTCCAATGTTTGCTTTGACTTCAGATGTACCTTAATTGGCATAAACTAGTTTTTCATGTTCTAGTTTTTAAAATACATGACGTTTAGATGTTCGTTAAAACACATCCCTGATATATGGGTGTCTATATATTAATTGACCTTTTAGAAATAAGAATTTATGGTTTATCTTATTTTGACTCTTTACAACTTCCATTGAAATAAAGTTGTTAGAGACTTGTTATGCTTTATCACCGCTTAACAAGGTCCACCTATGCGTGAAACAATGATTGTTACATGTGCATATGATTCCGTCGCAAATTGATGCGTAACGATTCCACGCTTAGGTGGGATCATATTGGACTTAGTGTAATATAGTTTCGGTTCGTTGAAAATCGAATTATGCTATCTTTCCTGGTGGCTTGACAACCCCAGGAAAGATAATTTTCTTCAGCA